GTGCACAGAGACAGAGCCGGTGGTTGTGAACCCGATCCGGCAGGACCTCCCCTCCCGCCCCCGCATCATCGTCAAGTCCGGCGACTTCGATACAACAACTTATAAAATCTGTGCCATTGGCGACACTCACGACAGCCCGGTGATTCCAGACCAAGAGCGGTTCAAATGGATCGGGCGGCACATCGCGGCGACTTCACCTGACCGCGTGGTGCAGATCGGGGACTTCGGTGACTTCGAGAGCTGCTCGTCCCATGAGACCCCAGGGTCCACCACCTATGCCATGAAGCCGTCGTTTCGAATGGATTTGGAAAGTTTGGAGTCGGCCCTCAATCTGATCTTCAAGGAAGTCGGGTCTGAGATTCCTTTGCATGTGTTGGAGGGCAACCATGAAGATCGCGTATACCGATACCAAGACCTTCATCCAGAAACGAATGGAATATTCGTTGAGCAGTTGCAGGACCTCTGGGCACGTTATGGCTGGCGACCCCAGAAGTACGGAGAGTGGCTGTTCGTAGGCGGTGTTGGTTTTACCCATGTGCCAAAAACTGTCATGGGCAAAGCCTACGGCGGCAAGTTCTCTGAAAATCAGATCGGCAACGATGCCGTCTTCTCGATTGTATATGGTCACTCTCATCGAGCCGCGTTTAGGCAGACACCCAAGATCGGTCCTGCCCAGTGCCTTGAGGTTTTGAATCTCGGTTCGGCTATGCCAGACGGGTATATTGCTCGTTATGCTGGGACCGCCACGACCGGCTGGACCTACGGCATCTATGATCTTGAGATTCGTGGTGGGCATATCGTGGCCCACAACTTCATCCCCATGAGCAACCTTAAGTCGATGTATGGAGATTGATATGGATGACGAAGCCATTATCGTTGAACCACCGGCCCAGTGCGAAGCTGCCCAGCTTTGCAATTCCATGATTAGCCTGGCGGCTCAGGTTGATGTAACCCGTGACCTTGATGCCCGTCATTTGTTGCTTGTGACAATGAAAGCCGTGGCCTACGCCCTCAACCCGCCTCAAGGTGATGTCCGTGAGTTCAAACCAAAAAAATAGCTTTATTGATTTCTTGGAGATGTACCGGAACGATCCGGTGCTGTTCGTCAAGAATGTTTTGGGTGCTACGCCCCAGCCTTGGCAGGAAGACTTTCTTCGGGCGGTGGCGCGTGGTGAGCGGCGTATTTCTGTCCGCGCCGGTCACGGTGTCGGTAAATCGACGGCTTGCTCGTGGGCTTTGATCTGGCACATGGTGACGCGCTTTCCGCAGAAAGCGGTGGTTACGGCCCCTACCTCTGCCCAGCTGTTCGACGCTTTGTATTCTGAAACGAAGGCATGGATTAATAAGCTGCCGCCTGCATTAAAAGAGTTGTTTGAAGTCTTCTCTGATCGTATTGTGCTGAAAGACGCCCCTGAGAGTTCCTTTATCTCTGCCCGTACTTCGTCGGCTGAACGCCCCGAAGCTCTGGCGGGCGTTCACTCCGAACACGTTCTTCTTGTGGTGGACGAAGCATCTGCTGTCCACGAAGCCGTGTTCGAGGCGGCTGCTGGCTCCATGTCGGGTCATTCAGCTACCACCATTATGATCTCGAACCCCACCCGAAACTCGGGGCTGTTCTACAAGACTCATCACGTTTTGGCGTCCGATTGGTTTCGGATGCACGTTTCCTGTTTGAATAGCCCATTGGTTTCGTCCGACTTCGTTAGACAGATTAAGGCGACCTATGGAGAAGACAGTAACGCTTATCGCATCCGTGTATTGGGCGAGTTTGCTCTCGCTGATGATGACACGCTTATTCCTGCCGATCTGGTAGACAGCGCCATTGAGCGCGACATCGTTACCCCCGAAGACGAGGAGATCGTCTACGGGGTTGACGTTGCCAGATACGGGACTGACCGCACGGCTCTGTGCAAACGTCGTGGTAATGTGGTCCTTGAGATCAAGTCGTGGGGCGGGTTGGACCTGATGCAGACCGTGGGTACGGTCGTGAACGAGGCCAAGCTTGATAACCCGACTGAGATTTGCGTCGATACGATTGGTCTAGGCTCTGGTGTAGCCGACCGATTACGCGAGATGGGCTATAACGTCGTGGACGTAAACGTGGCTGAATCGTCGGCTATGAACCCTAATGCCAACAAGCTGCGCGATGATCTTTGGATGTCGGTCAAGGATTGGCTCGGGACAAGAGCTGTTAAGCTGCCCAATGACGAGTCGTTGCGGCAGGAGCTGGTCGCCCCGCGTTATAGCTTTACCTCTCTTGGAAAAATTGTGGTAGAGTCCAAGGATTCAATGCGCCGTCGCGGGATGCGGTCCCCCGACTTGGCCGACGCTTTGTGTTTGACCTTTGCTGGTCAAGCGGCTCAGATTGGTGGTCGCGCTTTGGCATGGAAGCCTGGTAAACCGCTTAAGCGTTCCATCGCGGGAATCGTCTAGTTGTTTATTCCGCTGGAATGAAGTATTTTCCTACGTCAAGCAACAAAGGCCCATCTATGCCTAAAAATCCTAAAACTCCTTTTGCCGGCCTTCACGACGCCTTTATGTCTGCCGACGCCAAAAAACAGCTTACCCCTCAGGGAAGCGGCGGGTATGACCTGAGCCATGACTCGATGGCTCCAGCCGGTGCGCGCCAAAGTGCCGCCCAACATGCGGCGACCGTGAAGGCTGGCAAAGCTTCTGGCTTGAAGCGCAAGCTGAAGTCCGGCAAACCAATTTTCGGGATGTAATCATGAGCAAGCTTCAAAAGGATCAGGCTGGTAATCTTTATCCAGCCATTGTCGGCAAGTTGGGTACGGCTCAGGTTTTGACGGCAACGGCGTCAAGCTTGCAGACAACGGCTTTCGGCACGGAAACAACTCTTATCCGTATTGCCACCAGCAACCTGACCGGCGCAGGCGCTCACATCCACGTTCTCGTTGGCACAAATCCGACAGCTACGACAAGCAACACGATTCTTCCTTGCGGCCTTATCGAATACCTCGTTGTCTCTCCTGGCGATAAGCTTGCTGTTCTTCGCGGTGGTGGCACGAACGTCGATATTTCCGTCACCGAAATCACGAACGCTTAAAGGAATCAACCATGAAAAAGATTAACAAGAACGGCAGCTCCGCTTCTTATGACAAGGGCGCTAAGGCTCCTTCCAAGCACATGGATGGCGCTCCAAAGAAGAACATGATGAATCTTGCCCCGTCAAAGACCGGCGCTAAGGCTCCTGTTCAGTTTATGAAAGCCGTTAAGGCTGGCTGCTAATTGCCATGATTGAAGAACTGGTCTCTCGCTGCTTTACGGTCAGCCATGCCGCTCATCTGGCGCATTGGAAGACCGATAGCTATGCCCAGCACAAGACGCTTGGCAAATTTTATGAAGAAGTGATTGACCAGATCGACTCAATCGTTGAGTCGTACCAAGGATGGTACGGCTTGATTGGCAAAGTCGAGATGGGCAACGTCACGCCCGAAGACATTGTTGAGCAGATCAGCTCACATGCCATGTGGATCGCGGAAAACCGTGATGCACTTTCCAAGAACAACCCTATGCTCGAAAGTCTGATCGATATTCTTACCGATCTGTTTTCGACCACGTTCTACAAGCTCAAGCAGCTTAAGTGAGGAATCATGGCTAAGTCGATGAAAAAAATGGTTGGCATCGAAAAGTCCGCTAAGGACATGAAGATGGACAAGAAGATGGGTTACAAGGAAACCTCCAAGAAGGACATCAAGTCCGACAAGGGCATGGTCAAGAAAAAGGGCAAGTAACATGCCATTGACCAAAAAAGGTTCCAAAATTAAAGCCGCGATGGAAAAGTCTTATGGCGCCAAGCGCGGTGATGCCGTCTTCTATGCCTCTGCCAACAAAGGCACGATTAAGGGCGTTGAAGGTGCTAAAAAGGCAAAGCCTAAAGGCAAGAAATAATGGTTAGTTACGCTCCGTCGCTTCAGAAGGCTGCTGCGTCATTTATTGACCAGAGCGAAGACACCGAATACCGTGATACCACTCACCCTATCGGGGCGAGCGAGGTTCTCGGCACTGAGATGTCTGACGCTGAATTTGCGTCGAGCGTAAAATCTTCCGTAGACGATGCAGTGGATTATGTCGATGGGTTCGTGGCACCAGCTCGTGCCCTTGCAACCCAATACTATCGCGGCGACCCTTTTGGAAACGAAGAAGAAGGCCGCTCCCAGATCGTCATGACTGAGGTACGGGATACTGTTCAGGCCATTATCCCGTCTCTTCTTCGTATTTTCACTGCATCGGAAGACATCGTTGAATTTGCTCCGCGCAATGCTGCAACGGTTGATCTGGCTGCTCAACAGACAGATTATATTAACTATGTCTTTTATAACGATAATCCCGGATTCGCGATTCTCCACGCTGCGTTTAAGGATGCACTTGTCCGCAAGACGGGCATCATCAAGTGGCGCTGGTCCGAAGATACTGAGATTTCTGAAGCAGATTACACCGATCTGGATCAGGCTCAGGTGGCACTTCTCACCCAGGATCACGACGTAGAGATCGTTGAGCTGGAAGAAAAAACGATTGAACAGGGTATGGCTTCTCCTGAGATGGGCTTGCAAATGCAGCCGCCTCAGACCACATACAATGTTCGCATCCGTCGCAAGATTCCGCGTGATAAGGTCGTTATCGAATCTGTCCCGCCAGAAGAATTTCTTATAGCTCGCGAAGCGCGTGATCTGGATCATGCGGCTTATGTGGGTCACCGCTCCTTGAAGACCATGAGCGAGCTGATCGCTATGGGCTACAAGAAGGAAGACATTGAGAAGTATGCGTCGCAGGGCGATGTGTTCTCAATCAACTACGAAGCCCAAACCCGTAATCCGGCCATCATGAGCTTCATGATGCACGCCGACAATCCTGATCCGTCCATGCGTCGTGTTCTCTATGTCGAGAGCTATGTCCGCATCGACAAGGATGGCGATGGCATTGCAGAGCTTCGCAAGGTTTGCTCAATCGGCAACTCGCATCACATCTTGCATGATGAAGTTGCGACTGATGTTCCGTTCGCCTTCTTCTGCCCAGATCCTGAGCCGCATATGATTATCGGTCAGTCCATCGCGGATCAGACGATGGACCTTCAGCAGATCAAGTCTTCCATCGTTCGTAACACTATGGACTCGCTGGCACAGGTTATCCATCCCCGCACGGTGGTGGTTGAAGGCCAGGTTAATCTTGATGACGTAATGAACAATGAGACGGGTGCGATTATTCGCGCTCGCAGCATTGGTGCGGTGCAGCCGTTGGCTGAACCGTTCGTCGGTCAGGCGGCAATGCCTTTGATCGCCTACATGGACCAGATCAGGGCGCAGCGTACTGGCATCTCGCAGGCTTCTCAGGGTCTTGATCCAGACGTTCTTCAGTCCACGACGAAGGCGGCTGTGACTGCGACTGTTCAGGGCGCTCAAGAGCGCATTGAGCTAATCGCCCGCTTGTTCGCTGAAAACGGCATGAAGCGGCTGTTCAAGGGCTTGCTCAAGATGGTTGTTCGCCATCAGGATCGCCCGCGTACGATCAAGCTTCGTGGCAAGTGGGTTGAGGTTGATCCGCGCTACTGGGATTCCGATCTGGATGTCCAAGTGAACGTTGGCTTGGGTCACGGCACTGATTCGGACAAGATGGCGTTCTTGATGCAGATTGCTGCCAAGCAAGAGCAAATCATGCAGATTCTTGGCCCAGCTAACCCATTGGCTGATGTGTCCAAGTATCGCAATACTTTGGCTCAAATCTGCACTTTGGCTGGCTTTAAAGATGCTTCGCGCTATTTTGGTGACGTTGATCCGCAGCAAATGCAAGCTGTGCTGTCTCAGGGCCAGAACAAGCCTGATCCGACTACAATGTTGGCTCAGGTTGAGGCTCAAAAGACGCAGGCCGGTATTGTTCGCGAGAACATGAAGGTTCAGGCCGACGTTGAAGATTCCCTGCGTCTTGATCGCCGCGAGCGCGAGCGTATGCAGATGGAATCCATGATTAAGCTGGCTGAAATTGAGGCCAAGTACGGCAACATCGAGAACGTTAAGCGCCTTGAAGGTTCAATCATGGCCGAACAAGAGCTTATGAAGGCTCAGTTGCAGGCTGAAACAGAGCGTCATAACGCGATTATTCAGGCTTTGAGCCAACAACAGGCTCAACAGCAGCAACAAATACCTCCGCAGGGTGCATGAAAGCTGCTTTTGACGTAAATGCCGTAGAAGTAGCGACGAAAGCCGCTATTTCTGCCGGTTGTTACATACTTCAAGCCCATAGATTTGCTGAGAATGATGATCTGCATCTTCTCAAGCTTCTCAAATGGGCTGATTTGCCGTTTGGGTCTAGGGTTGTCGATTTAGGCAGCGGGACCGGAGTTATGGCTTACACTTGGTGGTCATTGCGTCCGGATTTGAACTTCTGTTTGGTAAATATAAGTCAGGCCCAGCTTGATTCTGTGCCTCAGTTTTGTGAGCAAGTTTGTAGCGACATGTGTGATGTGCCTAAGCAGGCAAATTGCTTTGATGCCGCTGTTTGCTGCTTTGCCATAGGCCATGTTGATGCTGAAAAAGCTTTTGCTGAAATGCGTCGCTTGGTTCGTCCTGGTGGAATTATCTTTGTGTACGACATGGTTCGCTATGAAGGCACAAATGAAAAGATACATAAACTTGCTTATGCTGTGGAAGCTAGAGAAGTCATGGAGAAGACTGCAAAACAAGCTGGCCTAATACTTGATTTTTACATGGAGCCGCAAGAGGTTGGCTCTTTTGGTAAGGAATTTATTGGTCCATCGTATGAGGACTATTTTGCGGGTGTAAAGCCAGCAATTTGGCGATGGATCAACGGGGAGAAGGTTGATGCTTGATCGTGAGACACTCTTAGAGGCCCAGCGCGTTGCTAATAGCGACGCCTTGAATTTGGTCCTTGAAGACCTCATTAAGAAATACACCGTTGAGTGGATTAACTCTGATCCAAAAGACGCTCAGGTGAGGGAAATTGCTTGGCATCGCGTCCAGGCAATACAAGCGTTGCGGGACGAACTTCGTTCCGTGGCAAAATCAGATGATGTCGTGAAGTGGAACAGACGCTTGCGCGGCAAAACAGTATAAGGTAATTTTCCCATGTCCGACACGGCCCAAGCCACCGGCATTGCAGACGCAGCAGAATCCTTTGAAGCCCTTCTCGCCGGGGAGTTCCCCGATAACGAGACGCCACAAGGAACTCCTAAGTCTAATGAAGCCCCTGCTGATGAGGCAGAGGCGTTTGAGGGTGAACTCGAAGGAGATGAGACGGCAGCAAGCTCGGAAGAGCCTGACGCTGACTCCGGAGATGAGCCCGTCGCGGAAGAAGATGGTTCTGAAGGCTCGGAATCAGAGGCCCAATATGTCACCGTTACCATTAACGGCAAGGCAGAACAGGTTCCTCTTGATGAAGCAGTCAAAGGATACCAGCGTCAACGCGATTATTCGCAGAAAACTGCTGCATTGGCTGAAGAGCGTCGCGCTCTTGAGTCCAACTACCAGCAGGTACTGGAGGAACGTTCGCAGTACGCCCAACTGCTTGGTGCACTACAGCAGCAATTAGCGCAATTGCAGCCGCAGGAGCCAGATTGGCAGAGGCTCTACGATACCGATCCTCTTGAGTATGTTCGACAGAAGGACTTGTGGCGCGAGAAGTCTGAGAAAATGTCTGCGGCTCAGTATGAGCAACAGCGACTCCAGGCTCTTCAGCTTCAAGAACAGCAGGCTGGCATTGCCCAGTTGGTTCAGCAAAACCGTCTAAAGATGGTTGAAATGATCCCAGCTTGGCGTGACACCCAGAAATGGGAAGCTGACCGGACTAAGTTGGTTGATTACGGCAAGAAGCTTGGCTTCTCGGATCAGGAACTTGGTCAGGCATACGATCACAGAGCTATCGTAGCTCTGTATAAGGCAATGCAATACGACAACCTCGTGGCGAAACGGCCACAAGCGGCTCCTCCGCGCGGTCCTCGTACTGCACCTGTCGGATCGGCAAGCTCTGCTCCGAAATCGGCAAACGAGTACACAAAAGCGAAACAACGTCTCGCTGGTTCAGGCAAGGTTGGCGATGCCGCCATCCTTATGGAAGGTCTCTTAGATTAAGGAAGTGTAACCTATGGCAATTGCAACGAATACCATCACCCGCTATGACGGCTATCGCGCAGTACGTGAAGATTTGGCCAATGTCATATATAATATCTCACCAGTCGATGTTCCATTTATGAGTAACATTGGTCGTGAGAACGTCAAGAACACCTACTTCGAATGGCAGACCGACTTGCTCGCTGCTGCTTCGACCACGAACGCACAGCTCGAAGGCGATGACAGCTTCTCCGCTGATTCGCGCACTCCGACGCAGCGCGTTGGCAACTACACGCAGATCAGCCGCAAGACCATCGAAACTTCGGGCACTCTCGAAGCCGTCGATAAGGCTGGTATGCGTTCGTACCTCGCTTACGAACTCGCTAAGGCGGCTTCGGAACTGAAGCGCGACATGGAAGCTACGCTGACATCCAACTCGGTTGCTGTCGCTGGCGACAACACGACTGCCCGTAAAACGGCTGGTCTTGGTGGCTGGCTCATCACGAACAGCTTCTCGGGCGCTGGCACGACGGCTTCAGCTCCTGTCATGTCTTCCGGTGCTGGCAACCTCAACGGCTATCCTGCTACGGCAGCTGTTGCTGGTACAGCTCGCGCCTTCACTGAAACCATCCTGAAGCAGGTCATTCAGGCTGTGTGGAC